CTCGCTTTCATGCCTCCACAGGGGCTGTCGGTCGCTCCCTATGGTTCGATCAATGGCCGTCCAATGGAGCCGATCGAATTCGCTTCGACGGTCGGAACGGTCGGCGATATCACGCTGGCCGATCTCGGTCAAATTCTGTCGATCAGCAAGGGTGGCATTGCTCAGGCTGTTTCGATGCACGTCGAATTCCTGACCGATCAATTGGCGATGCGGTTCACCATGCGAATGAACGCAACGCCTTGGGAAAACAGCCCAATCACCCCGTACAAGGGTACAAACACTCAGGCCAGTTTCGTGAATCTTGCTACTCGCGCCTGATCACCGTTAATTCGCTGACTCAACAGTAATTCAATCAAACAACCGTATCGGAGATAGTGAAAATGACGGAAATCAATCGACGCGTAACGGAAGAGGAACACGTTGTTATCGGGATCGCTCCTGTGGCCGACTTTGCCGCCGGAACGGCCACTAGCGACGTTGTGCACATGCAGCAGCACGGTAAGGCCGTGTTTACGATCATCAAAGGGGTCGGGACAACCGGAACTTCGACCATCACGGTCGAGGCATGCTCAAACGCTGCGGCGTCGGCAGTGTCTGCGATTCCCTTCACCTATCGCAGTTACGCCGGGGCAACTGACGTTCCATCAACCGATCCGATCAACGCGACTTCCGCCGGTTTTACGACCACAGCGGGATCGAATCAGATTTACGTGATCGAGGCCGATGCCGATGCCCTACTCGCGTCAGGATACGAATGGATGCGACTCAAGATGACGGAAGTCGCCAATGATCCCGTTTTGGGTGGAGTCCTGATCTCGCTGCGAAATCCGCGATTCCTCGGGGTTCTCGCTCCGTCCACAGTGATTGCCTGATTCTCGCGAGTCACTGTCTGAAACTTTGAAACACTTTCTTTACCCGCTTTGAAAGCTGTCTGAAATGGCCAATAACGATAAGCCGCAAACCGACAACAAGCTCCAATCGCTGGCGTTCGAACTATTTACGCAGCGTTCCGCGATGCTCAGCGGGCGGTCTGCTGAACCCGTTGCAAGCCAGTGTTTTCGGGATGCGGAATCGTTCTTGAAAGTCGCCGAAAAGGTCGAGAAATCAGGATTGGCGTCGATTGCTGACTCCAGCCCGCTTGACCCAGCGTTCGCGGCGAATCTGAAGAAGACGCACCCGATCAACCTGATGTCCCGCGAATGGGGCGATCTGAAGAAAGTCCGCGATGCGTTGAAGTTTCTCGACGAAAACCCCTCGCTGGAATCCTACGAGGAAATGAGTTGGGGAAAGCCGGAAGTTTCGCAGGCCAGGGCATTGTTTCCCGCAGTGGTTCAACGGGCCACTGATCTGACCAAACAACCCGCCTGAAGTTTATTGAGCCAGAACACTGGCAACTAACGCAAACCATTTCGCAAACATGAAGGACTAAGCCATGCCGACACGCGGTTTCACTGATCCAGGTACTCGACGGGTCTCCCATTACGATCCGCTTTTGTCGACAAGTTACGCCACGTCCAGTTTGTGGAAAACGTGCCCGATTCTGGAGTTTCTCCACGATCCTTCCATCGGCGTATTGATTGACGAAAAATTTGTTTCGTACAACGCGCAAGCCACGACCGGCGATTACATCCTGACTCAGGCGACGTCGGGAACTGCTGCGATCAGCACGGTTTACCCTGGGACGCTTGCGATTGATGCCGGGGCCGCGACGTCGACTCAGGGGGTCAACCTTCAGCGAGCGAAAACCGCCCTCATTCCGGCGGCGAATAAGTCAATCTGGTTTGAAGCCAACGTGCGGATGACGACGACCATCGTTTCCGAATTGTTTATCGGACTCTCCGCGATCGACACGACGATCATTGCATCGTCCGCGCTTTCGAACAATAACCGAATCGGTTGGAACTCGGTCACTGACAACGGTGTCCTTCTGTTCGACGCGGACAAAGCTGGTACAGCACTGACCGCGATCGCTGCAACCACGATTTCAACGTCAGCGTGGACGAGACTCGGATTCTATTACGACGGCGTTGCGGACACGGTCCAACAGTTCATCAACGGTGTAGCGACAGGGGCGGCGGTTCCAACGGTCAACATCCCCAAGGTGGCGGTATATCCGTCGTTTGTTTGCCAAGCTGCGGGCACTGGTCAGCCCGTGTTGAATGTCGGTGGCTATCGCATCTTCCAACTCCGCTGATTGATAGCGGAAGGAGGGTAGATCCGTGGCACTCACAACGCGAGCATCGGTCAAGACGCAGGCGGGGATTCCGTCTGCGGACACAAGCCGCGATTCTCAGATCGATCTATTGATTCTAGGAGTCGAGTCGCTCGTCAAGCAGCAAACCGGGCGAACTCTCGAATCCGCTTCATACACGGAATACTACTCAGGCGATAACTCACCGTTTTTGCTCTTGAGACAGTATCCAGTCACGGCGGTTGCTGCGGTCTACTATGACGACTCGGCCTATTTTGGCGCTGCTACAGGGGCTTTCGCTGCGTCGACATTACTGACGAGTGGTGTTGATTACTGTCTGGTGTCAGGCCAGAACGGAACTGGAAGTCAAGGCATTCTTCGGCGTATTGGGACCGTCTGGTATGGACGTCCGTCCCGAGAGATTGGCGTTGTCGAAAACCTTCCGCCGGTTCCTGCGGGCAATATCAAAGTTCAGTACACGGCGGGCTATGTCGCTTTGCCGGCCGCAATCACGATGGGCGTCAATCTGCTGATCAGTCAATTGATGGTCCAGGCGGCGGCGGGAAGCGGTATCCAGTCGATGACCTACGAAGACGCTTCGGTGACGTATTTGAGTCCAGACGTTGCTGCCAAGGCGTGGGGCTCCATTTCGTCGATTTTTGCCAATTACCGATCGATCCCCGTTTAATCAGAAAGGGCCGACATGCTCACACGTGCGATTGCCCGCGGGCTGATGGGGATCATTCCCGACAAATTGACGGTCGTGATTGCGCTCAATGCCGATTCTGCTTCGCCAACGTCGGTGACGATCTACGGGGCCTGGCTCAAGCCGGTAAACGTCACTTTGCAGGTTTATGGCGGTGTGAATCTCCAGGGTAACGAAACGCTCGTCATGATCCCCGATTTGGAATTGAATCCTGCCACGAACGGTCGAGAGCCTCGCGCACGTGACACGATTGTCGCGGAAGGGATCACCTATCGCGTTCAGTCGTCTCGACTCAGGACGGTCGACACGGTGTGGGAATGCCTCGCGCGGAAGGAGATTGTCTGATGGCAGGCATTTCCAACCATTATGACTCGATGACGGCGATTGAAACGATCATCGACGGTTTATCCATCAGCGGATTGACCGGCGGGACGATCATTCAGGAGGTCGCAAACTATCAGGACGGTCAGATCACTTTGCCGTTCATCAGTATCTCGCCTTACGGACCTGAAAAGATCGGCGACGAACTGAATGACCGGGACGGGGTCTATTACGGCGTACTGGTTGCGATCATTGGCAAGCCATCGGTAACAACGTTGGAAACTCGATTGTCATGGCGGCAACAAATCAGACGGGTGATGAAAAACCGGTCATTTTCTGGTCTCGGACAAAACTACAACGTCGACGTGGAACCGGGAAACGTCGTCGAGCCAAGAGCATGGTTTGACCGGAGCGTGTTCGTCAGCGGCATGGTGATTCGTTGCTACTTCCAGGAGCCGCGAACAACATGACCGACATCACAATCATCAACGATCCAGCGGACTTGAGTCTGATCATTACCGACATTCAAGACCGGCTGAAGGACGCGGATTATTCAGACCCGCTAGGTGAATCGCAGCAGGATATCGCCGAATTCGAAGCGGGCATGTTTGCGGGGGAATTTGATTCGAATCTGGTCGACTGGCCGGAATTGAAAGAATCTACAAAAAAGCGCAAGGGCGACGATCGGATTTTGGTTGAGACTGGGGCGTTGATGGCAAGTCTCGTCAGTGTCGGGGGACCGGGGAACATCAACGCAATCGAGTCTCGAGGAATGCTCTTCGGGACCGAGGTTGAATATGCGTTTTGGCATCAACGTGGAACGCCACGAATGCAGGCACGTCCGCCGGTGGGGATGTCTGAAGACACGCTGAAAAAGCTCACCGAAGGCATCGCTGATTCGGCGGTCGATCAACTGAAATTAACGTAACAGGGGACCGACCATGCAAGTATATGGGTGTGACGTGAAAAGCAAACTTGATGCGGCGGGCGATGAAGGGTTCAGCTCGATGGTTCATCGGGGGGGCGACGTTCGCGGGCCGTTTCTGTCGCTACGTGACGCGGTTTTGTGTGCCCAATCGTGGGAACAGGAATTGACGGGTGTTGAACCAAATACAGAACAGCCGGTTGCACCAGTCGAATCAGTGGAAGACTCAGAATGACATCAGGCCGAACGGCATACGCAGAGTATTACCGAATTCACGCAGAACAGGGCACATTACTGCCCGCATGGGAAAACCTGAAACACGTTCAACGGCTCGCATGGGAAGCCGTGTTTAACCACATCACAGACCCTGAAAATAGACCACGATCATCAGACGAATATCGGCCAAGGCCGTTTCCAAAGCAACTTAGCGGGAGATAAATCATGGCCGAGCGCATGGGTGGGTTGGTAAGGGCGACGGTGAACGCAACTCCGGTGGAATTCGTTTCTACCAATATTAAGGAAACCGTCGAGATCGTTCAGGACGACGGGATTCGCGGCGTCCGATCAAGGGCACTGGAACGTACCGCACAAGGCGTCAAAAAGATCGCCGGGACGTTCGTAATGGAACCGACTCCGGTGGAACTGGCATTGATTCTCCCGCTGGTGTGTCAGAACTCGACTGGCACGACTTTGACCGACGCGATGCAAGACGTGACGATCGTGGTGGACTTGGGCACCAAGCTCAATACGTTCGTCGGTCGGTTCACGAAAATGAACCTGACCGGGACATCGGGCGGAAAAAAACTGATGATGACTCTCCAATTTGTCGGGAAGACATTGGTTGTTGCGTCCGGCGGGTCACTGTCGGGAACTCCCGATATCACCGTGCGTCCGTATATGTTCTACGATTCAGCAAGCGGCATCACCATCGGAGGCACTGCGTATTCC